AGATGTAGGATTAAACACATATAGAGAACATGGTGCCGACACTGCCGATGCCGGCGGAATACATGTGGGTGGCAAAGGTGTGGTACCAACTGTGATTATCGACGAGTTGAATCTACCCGGCTGTGGTCTCATACAATTGGACATCGAAGGGTATGAATATTTTGCGTTGACGGGTGCACAGAACACAATAGAAAAATATCATCCAGTGATTATAGTAGAATGGTACAGCCCTTGGGCAGCCAGATACAACGTAAATCAAAAGCAGTTTGATAAATTTTTTATTGACATGGGATACAGCCAAGTGATGGCATCCGATATCGATCAAGTTTACACACACAGCTTATGAAAACTGTATTAATCACCGGTAGTAATGGATTTGTTGGACATTATCTAGCAGAAGAGTTCCTACAGGATCACATTGTGATTTGTGTAGTTCGGCCCGGGACCACTAACATGGCTCGCTTGCAACAAATTGCAACTGCGGTTGAGATTATCGAGCACGATATCAAAAACTCTTGTCTGTGCCTACCGGCAGCAGACATAATACTACACGCCGGCGCCAACCCTAGTGCAGCAGACAGTTTAAGCAACCCCACAGCGTCGGTCATGGATAATGTAGTAGGCACATTAAATCTACTAGAGTATGCGCGGCATAACCGAGTTGAACGATTTGTGTACTACAGTTCAGGAGAAGTGTTTGGGCCTGTTGCTGTTGGGCAAGATAGTCAGCCCAACGATGCTTACCATAGCCGCTCACCTTACGCAGCATCCAAGGCTGCCGGGGAAGAGCTATGCGTATCTTACGCCAACTCGTTTGGTATTCCTGTCAGTATCATTCACATCAACAACACGTTTGGCCCACGTTGTCAAAGCAATCGGCTACCAGTTATAATCATGCGCCAATTGCTAGCAGGCCAGACCATAAACCTGCACGTGGGCACAGATGGAGTAATTGGTGGGCGGCGATGGTTGTATGCTGGAGATGTAGCCGGCCACACAAGATTTATTCTACAAACACAGACCACACAGTGTGAAAAATGGAACAGTGCCGGAAGTAGATTTATTGATAACCTTGAGTTTGCACAAAAAATAGCCCGCTTGATGGATCTTGAACTGCTATATAAATTAGTTCCGATAGATCGTCCAGGACACGACTTGTGTTACAGCATTGATCCTAGTAAACTATATGATCTAGGGTGGCAAGAACCAGCAGCAATCGATCAACGATTAGCACACACTATTCAGTGGTATCGGGACAATCCCGAATGGCTCAATCGTTGATACTTAACATAAAACAGGAGTTTATATGAGTGATGTTTTTGATGACCAACGTAAGTTTATGCGAGCATGTGGGCAAACTATTGACACGCCCAATGCAGAACAATTCAAGTTGTACTGTGACTTGATCAAGGAGGAAGTTGCCGAGTTGGCCGCTGCTGTTGCCAGTAGCGATCGTGTTGAGCAGCTGGATGCCTTGATTGATATCATGGTGGTTACAGCCGGTGCACTGCACAGCATGGGCGTTGACTCCCCGGGCGCCTGGAAGGAAGTAATGCGCAGTAACTTTGCCAAGGTTGATCAACGTACTGGTAAAGTTATTCGTAGAGAAGATGGTAAAATTCTCAAACCCACAAACTGGGAACCGCCCAGGCTCAAGGGTTTTGTGCTTGCGGCATGAAAATAACAGTAGCCGGTACAGCCAAAATATTAGCCAAACAGCTTGTGTAATCTAAATATCTATGTTAAACTAGCAATATGAATTCCAAAGAAACTGAAGTTATGAACATTCTTCAAGAAGAATGTGCCGAGGTCATTCAAGCTGTCAGCAAGTGCTCTAGGTTTGGGATTGACAATTGCAAGCCACAAGCACGAGTGACTAACCGGGAACATCTTGAAGAAGAAGCAGGTGACTTGCTTTGCATGCTTCAGTTGATGATGGAGATGGGTGTTCTCAGCGAAAAGAAAGTATATGATGCTGCGCTCCAAAAACGAGCAAAACTGCATAAATGGTCGAATATTTTTACACATGACGTTACAACAGAATGAGCAAACTTAAAATCTCAGAACTATTTTATAGCATCCAAGGCGTCTATTAAAAGTATATATATCCTCGCTCTGTATAAATAAGTGTGAGGAGAACATTATGCAACTACATTCAAAAGAAAGAACAATTAAACGCAGACAGAGATCAGATCTTATTAAAAAATTTGGAATACACGCCGATCATTATGAAGCTATTGCTAAATCACAAAATTATATGTGTGCTATATGTGAAAAACCAGAACCGTGTAATAGGGCACTAGCAGTTGATCATTGTCATACTACTAAAAAAGTTAGAGGATTGTTGTGTACAAACTGTAATATGGCATTAGGAAAATTTCAAGACAATGTTGAATACCTAAAAAAAGCAATAGGATATATGGAAAGAGAATTTAGCGTACCGGACGTAGAAGATAGTATAATTAAAATTAATCATAACGATCGTCCAAATTGGAAAATGTTTGTAACAACTCCTAATGGGATGTTTCCATCATTGCAACACGCTGGAGAATTCTATAAAGTCAATCATACTACTGTTAGAAGTTGGTGTATGCCAAATAGTAAATGGAAAAAAGAAGGGTTTGAATGCCAGAAAATGTTTGTATCATTAAACGAATTAACGGAATATTGTAATGTCAAAGATTAAGATAGCTGAATTATTTTACTCAATTCAGGGAGAGGGAAAATTTATGGGGGTGCCGTCAATCTTCTTGCGCACATTCGGTTGCAACTTTACCTGCGACGGATTTGGTATGCCGCGTGGCGAGAAAAGCCAAGAGCGTATCAAGATTGCTGCCTTAGACAGTTTTGGTCCATACGCTAACTACAAAGAACTGCCTCTTGTTAGTACCGGATGCGACAGCTATGCGTCTTGGGATCCTGCATTTAAGCATCTTAGCCCGGTGATTGATACCAAGGACATTGTCAAGAGCATTTGTGAAATGCTGCCACACAAAGAATGGCGTGAAGAACACTTGGTTATCACAGGTGGAGAACCCTTGCTGGGATGGCAACGTGCTTATCCAGACTTGTTGAACCATTCGTCAATGCAAGGACTGAAAGAGATCACGTTTGAAACCAATGGTACTCAACAGTTAACCGGTGAGTTCAAACAATATCTCGAAGATTGGGGTATTAAGAAACGCGGATACAACGCTATTACATTTAGTGTCAGCGCCAAGCTTGGGGTCAGTGGCGAATCAAGAGAAGATGCTATTCTTCCTGAAGTCGTATGCGAATACGAAAAATTAGGATACACCTATCTAAAGTTTGTAATTGCGTCCGAAGAGGATGCTGCTGAAGCACTAGAAGTTATAGAGATTTACCGTGCAGCTGGATTTAAAGGGCCTGCTTACCTGATGCCCATTGGCGGGGTAGAAAAGGTGTACGGCATGAACAATCGCAACGTGGCGGCATTTGCAATCAAACATGGGCTAAGGTATAGCGATCGGCTCCAAGTGCCGCTGTTCAAGAACGAGTGGGGCACTTGATGTTTGAATATCTGAAGAAAAAATTTACAAAGCCAGCGGAGCCCGAAGCACCAAAGGCTCCGAAGGCCGCTGCTGCACCAAAGAAATCTCCCAAGGAGCTGGCCACCGAACGCGGAGAACCGTATGTGGCAATCCTTGGACTAGAGGTCGATCCCGAAAATCTGCATCAGGGTGCATTTGAAATCGACTGGAATGAAAAGTTTGTTGCTAATCTAGTGCGTGCCGGATATCAACTCAAGCGTGAGGACACTGACTCGGAAATTGTAGACCGGTGGTTCCAGAATGTCTGCAGACACGTTGTAATGGAAACATGGGAGCAGGAACAAGCCATGAACCCACAACCTTATGTACGCAGTAGGAATCTAGGCAACGGGCGAAGAGAAGTAAGTTGAAGTATGATATTCAACAAAGTAAAAGAGCTCAAAGAGCAGGGTAAAACAATCGGCATTGTGTTTAGTACATTTGATATGCTGCACGCCGGGCATATTGCAATGTTGAGTGAAGCCAAGAACTACTGTGACTACTTGATTGCAGGTCTACAAACAGATCCAACCATAGACAGGCCAGAAACCAAGAATGCCCCGGTTCAAACCATTGTGGAACGGCAGATTCAGTTGGCTGCTACTCGGTATGTTGATGAGGTTGTAGTATACCAAACAGAAAAAGATCTAGAAGACCTGTTGCTTATACTGCCTGTGGATGTTAGGATACTGGGCATCGAGTACGCAGCCCGTGACTTTACCGGTAAAACTATTTGCACACAACGCAACATCAAAATTATCTACAACGCAAGAGACCACAGCTTCAGCAGTAGCAGTCTGAGAAAACGGGTAGTAGAATCAGAAAGTTTAAAGAATTGTAAAGGCGCCCAATGATCTTATACGTCAATGGCGATAGCCATGCTGCGGCTGCCGAAGCTGTTAACTGTCATGCATTTGCCGAGGATGATCATCGCTACTTTTACATGGGCCGTGTACCACATCCAGATAACTCGGCGGTTAGCTGGGGCAAAAGATTATCTGATGTTTTCAAAACCAGTTACAAGTGTGACGCAGAATCCGCCAGTTCAAACACCAGGATACTTCGCACTGCACGGCAATGGTTAAAAGATACAGATCTTTCAACTACCGAGGTTCTAGTAGTCATTCAATGGAGCACCTGGGAGCGTGAAGAATGGTTACATAATGGTGTCTACTACCAAGTTAACGCATCAGGCATCGATCAAGTTCCCGATGAGCTAAAAGAGCAGTACAAAAACTTTGTGGTCAGTGTTGACTGGAAACAGGCAACCAACCAAGCACATCAAACTATTTGGGATTTTCATCTTGAGCTAACCGCATTGGGAGTGAAACATGTTTTCTCGAACGGAAATAATCACTTTGGCAACATACAACCAGAGAACCGGCGATATTGGGGAAATAGCTATATAGGTCCTTATGATCCCGCATTGACCTACCACCAGTGGCTAAAAAACAACGATTTCCAAACAGTTGCACCTGATTCTTGGCATTTTGGACAAGAAGCCCATGCGGCCTGGAGTCGATATGTGTTACAATACATGATACAACACAAACTGATCACCTAATGAAATATCTTTTGATTGATACTGCAAACATGTTCTTCCGTGCACGTCATGTGGCGTTCCGTGCCAGTGATCCTTGGGAAAAGATTGGCTACGCACTACACATCACACTCAGTGCAGTAAACAAGGTGGCTCGTAAGTTCAACGCTGACCATGTTGTGTTCGCACTCGAGGGGCGCAGCTGGCGCAAGGATGTGTATCTTCCTTACAAGCGCAACCGTGCTGAAGTGCGGGCCGCTGCTACAGAAAAAGAGCAAGAAGAAGACAAACTGTTCTGGGAAACATTTGATAACTTTACTAAATACTTGAGTGAGCAGACCAACTGTTCAGTTATCCGACATGAAAACGCCGAAGCCGATGACATCATTGCGCGGTGGATAGCGTTACACCCCCAAGACCAACATTATATTGTCAGCAGCGACACCGACTTCGTTCAATTGCTTGCACCAAACGTGCAACAGTTCAACGGCACCACCGACGAGCTGCTGACTCTTGAAGGCATTTTTGACGCCAAAAACAAACTCGTAATTGACAAAAAAACCAAGCTACCCAAGACTGTTCCCGAACCCAAATGGCTACTGTTTGAAAAGTGCATGCGTGGAGATTCCAGCGACAATGTGTTCTCGGCCTATCCCGGCGTGCGTGTCAAGGGCACCAAGAACAAAATAGGGCTTCTTGAGGCATTTGCTGATCGAGAACGTCAAGGTTATGCGTGGAACAATCTCATGTTGCAACGCTGGACTGATCATGAAGGTGCCGAACATCGTGTGCTGGATGACTATCAGCGCAATCTCATGCTGATTGATCTTACTGCACAACCCGACAACATCAAGTCAGCGGTAGACACCGCAATCAAAACCCAAATTAGACACAGAGATATCGGACAAGTGGGTGCACGGTTCATGAAGTTTTGCGGCAAGTTTGAACTCAATCGTGCATCTGAATCAGCAGAACAATTCGGTCGTTGGCTGAACCAAACATACCCAGGAGTACTTAATAATGATAGTAGCCAAAACAGTAATACCTAATCAGTATTGGATCCTACGGCAAGGTGACATCAAAGTCGGCAACATCGAAGCTGGGCCAGATGGATTTCAAATCAAAATCAACAACGTTGTACAACAATACAAATCCATCAAGACTCTTAAACAAAAAGTTCAAATTGACTTTGAACCGGTTAAGAAGAAAGCTGCGCCTGTAGTTGATAATGAGGTTAACGGGTTCCCTACTACCGGGCGCCCATACAATGCCATCTATGATGTCAAGCATCAGGTACCTCTCTGGACACGAGAACCTAGGTCCAAGTCTTGGTTTGCTGCTGGATGGTATCGTGTGCGTACTGGCCGCACTTGGCAAGTGGTCCAGAGCCCCAAGTTGATTGTTCTGCAACGATATGAATACAAAGGGCCTTTCCGTAACGAGGTTGAGGCCGAGGATTAATTGACAACATGCACCCATATGATGTTCTCACTAATCAAGAAGCAGTCACAGGATCAAAATCAGAATACCTAGAATATCTTAACAAACATTACTTTCATGTTTGCGAAAAATCTCGTGTGCTGGAGCTTGGTCCTTGGTCGCTTGCCGATCATAGTAAACTAATAATCAAAAATAATCCATCGTATCTAGAATTAATCGAGGGCGATTCAAGCGCCGTAGATATCCTAAGATTAATCAAAGGGATCGACAATGTCTTATGTGATGATATTATGATAGCATTGCAGTCTCCTAAAAATTTTGATGTTGTCGTTTGTTTTGGAGTCTTGTACCATCTACATAGTCCATTGCATCTATTAGAATTAATAGTCAATAATTGCTCTCCCAAGCATATTTTATTAGATAGCGTACATGCAGCACACCCATTGGTATTTGCGTACGAAGAACCTAATGTTCATGGCAATGTACAATATCGGCCAGGCTGGCAGGGAAGTGGTATGAACTTTGTAGTACCTTTTTTTATTATTAATTGGGCATTGTCAAACATGGGATATACCCTAATTAAAGCCGATAACCTTAAGATAGATTATTTCCCAAAGTCTAATAATTGGC